AAAAGTTTAACAAATTAAACAATAGATGCAAAAAAGCACCTGACAGCAATCAGGCGCATACTTAAATAATTAAAACCATTATATCACAAAAATGCTTGCCCGCATAGTTGAGAGGATGTAAAAAATGGAAGGGATAACACTACAATTACGATTGGACGGCGAAAGTGCTGAATTGTTCACGAATCAATTATTGGCTTTTGCTGAAAAGCAAGTCAAGGAACAGTTAGAGAATGATCGCATGCCAATCAATCAACAAGCTTTGATGAAGAAGTTCGGCTTTACTCATAGCTATGTTAAGATGCTAGAGCTCAAAGGATTAAGATTTCGTAAGCAGGGGAAAGATACTATGTACGATGTCAATGATGTTTATGAGATTTTGGAATTAGAAAAACAAGTACGGAAATTAAGAGCGTAAGGAGAACAAAATGACAGAACCAACTATATCAAGCCAATTACTTGGCTTGGCGGCTATCTTTATCGGGATCTTTATCCTGATGCTACTGACTGCTAAAAATGAAAAATCGGATGAACAAAATGTAGTAGTCATCATTGAAGAAACTGAGGATTTTAGAGAAGTTGCCCGAAGAAACTTGAAAAACTGTGATAGAGGATTCACTTATGATTCCCAACCACCTGTAGGACTGGCTTCATCGCTTGAGGATGTACCACAAGTTTTTAGAGCATGCATCGAAGATTATGACAGACTGGCTCAGGACTACCTGGAAGAAGCAGGTAATAATGATTTTCTAAGAAAGCAAAATGCAGGCCTCTTAGAAGAAAATGGGCGTTTGCTTTATCAGGAAATGACTATGAATTTCCGTCAGAATCCAAGAAAATGGAGGGCAAAGACATGAGTGTTAGTCGTGAAATGAGTGAGATGGAAATCCGTGTGTTAAAAATGATCATGAATTGTGCGACTTTCGACCTGCCCATTCAAGCAAATGAAATTCGTATCGAAACCGGACTCTCAAAGCGTAGGCTAGAAGAGGTCATTGAGAGTCTGCGTGTGAATTTTGGTCATCCTATCGTAGCTAAGAAGATGAAGCCGAACGGCTATTACTTGCCACGAAGCGAGGAAGAGCGACAAGCTGGACTTGCTCCTTATCGTCGTCAGATCTTAACTGAGCAAAAGAATCTTGCTGTAGTGATGAATGTGGATTTAGAAAAATATTGGGGGAATAGCGCATGAGTGAAGATTTTAGAATACTACCTCATGACTTAGTAGCCGAGCAGTCGGTTCTGGGTGCAGTCTTTATCTCACCAGAAACAATGGCATCTCTAGCAGACGAATTGACTCCAGATGATTTCTATAAGCCTGCCAACAAGATTGTATTTAAAACCATGTTGTCTCTGCTTGAAAAAGGTGAGCCAATCGATGCTACTACTATGATTTCTGCGCTTACTAATCAGGGTGACATTTCAACCATTGGGGGCATCAACTACGTTGTCGAGCTAGTAAACTCAACTCCGACATCAAAGAATGTGGAGCATTACGCAAAGCTTGTTAAAGAAAAGGCTATGCTTCGAAAGGTAATCGCTGACTTGTCAGAGTCTCTTTCTAGCGCATATCAAGGAGATGTATCAATCAGTGACATTATCTCAAAGACTGAAAAATCTCTACTGGATATCAGTAATCAAAATGCAGGGACAGGATTTCGTAATGTGGCCGATATCCTTGATACACACATGCAGATAGTCGAGACACGGTCACAGACGGATGGATTCGTGACTGGCCTCTCTACTGGCTTTGTTGGACTAGATAAGATTACAACAGGCCTTCACGAAGGGAATCTTATCATCTTTGCCGCTCGTCCTGCTATGGGTAAGACGGCATTGGCTCTTAATATCGCTAAGCATGTGGCTACGATAGAAAGAAAACCTGCTGTCATTTTCTCGCTTGAAATGGGAGCAGAGGAATTGATTGAGCGCATGGTGGCATCTGAGGGTATGATTCCAGGTTATCATTTGAAGACTGGGAATCTTAGTACCGATGAGTGGAAAAGACTTGTACATGCGCAAAGCAATCTCTATGATGTGCCTATTTTCGTTGATGACACGGCTGGGATTCGGATTTCAGAGATACGATCAAAAGCTAGAAAATTGTCTCAAGAAATGGGCGGTCTGGGCATTATCATCATTGACTACTTGCAGTTGATTACTGGTTCAAAGAGGGAGAATCGTCAGCAGATTGTTTCTGAAATTTCAAGGGAATTGAAGATACTAGCAAAGGATTTGAGGGTTCCTGTCATAGCCTTATCGCAGTTGAGTCGGTCGGTTGAGCAGAGACAGGACAAGCGTCCAATACTATCAGATTTGCGAGAATCTGGTTCGATTGAGCAAGATGCAGACATTGTAGCTTTCTTGTATCGTGATGCCTACTACCAAAAGGAACATGCAGACAGTCAAGAAGCGAATAACGTGACCGAGCTAATCCTGGAAAAGAATCGGCATGGTAGCCTAGGAACAGTGAAGTTGTATTTTCACAAAGAATACACAAAATTTTCAAGTGTGGAGGGGTAGAAATGATTAAAAAAAGTGAAGTCACTGGTTTCTTATCGTTTTTCAAATTTCCAAAGCCATTCATTTATGATGAGAAATACAAGTCATTAAGCAATCATGCAAAACTCTTGTATATGCTTTTATTTGGGAGGTTAGAGCTTTCAATAAAAAATGGCTGGCATGACAGAGATGGGAATGTATTTCAATACTATACAAATGAGCAACTTATGGTTGATTTGAACAGTAGCGAAAAAACGATTATCAAATTCAAAAAAGAATTGAAGGATGTTGGACTGTTAAAAGAAGTTAGACAAGGGAATAACCTACCTAACAGAATCTATATAAGTGCCGTTGACGGTACTGTAAATAGTACAGTTTCGGAACTGGAAATTTTACAGTCTGGAACTGTAAATAATACAGTATCGGAACTGGAAATTTTACAGACAAACAAGACTAATAATAACGAGATAGATAATAACAATAATAAATTGTTGATTTGTAAAGAAGTTATTTCTTATCTCAATTTGAAAGCTAAGAAGAATTTTAAGGTTGACACTGCTAGTCATCAAAAATTTATCAAGGCAAGGCTAAAAGAGGGTTATGTCCTTGAAGATTTTAAAAAGGTTGTGGACATCATGGTCGCTAAGTGGAAAGGTACAGAGTATGAACAGTATCTTCAACCACAAACACTTTTTGGCAATAAGATGGACAATTATCTGAACCAACCTATGCCAAAACGTTCTACAATCTTGACCAGTACGGTTGACGAAAGGCTAGGATTTTAAATGAAACAGTTTAAACAATTTAGAACTAGAACAGTTCTTGATGATGTCTGTGAAATTCATGGATGCCATCTTTGGTCTGTTAAGATTCCCATCAAGGGCAAGGTTGAGGATATCAGTCAATGCCCTGAATGCGAGAAAGAGAACATTCGTCTTTTTGAAAAGCAGTTGAATATGGAATCCGAGGTCAAGAGTAAGCTTTCGGACACTTATGAGGTCTTTGCTCGCGATAGTATCGTTTCAACTAAGCTGGCCAGCAAGTCACTACATGACTATGAGATTCAGGTTGATATTGATGAAAAGGCTATGAATTTTGTGAAGCGATTGGAACGTGAGTATGCCAAAGGTACAGTTGGGAATGCTATCATCACAGGACCTTCTGGTGTTGGTAAGAGTCATCTGACTTATGGATTAGCTCGGTTTCTCAATGAGCAGTTCAAGTCTTATGATGAACCTAAAAGTGTGCTATTCGTTTCAGTTGTAACTTTATTTGATAAGATTCGTGAAAGTTTTGAGTTTGACAATGGATTTTCAGAAGCTAAGATGGTTAAGCTATTGTCTGAGGTTGATTTCCTCTTCTTGGATGACCTTGGGAAAGAGAGTCGAAAAGCTGATACAAAGCGAAATGAATGGGCACATCAGATATTGTTCAAGATCCTGGATAATCGGACGAATACGATTATCAACACGAATCTTTCTAGTGAAGAGATTAAAGAGCTTTACTCGGATGATTTTGGGAATGGTGCTTTATCAAGTCGTATCTTTGAGGGAGCAACTGGCAGATGCTTTGTGTATCCGTCTGGGATGAAGGATAGGAGGTATTGATGGAAGATATACGGATACTAGATGCGTGCTGTGGGTCTAGGATGTTCTGGTTTGATAAACAAGAGCCACACACAACATACATGGATAGACGCGAAGAAGAATTTGAAATTCACAAAAAGAAAATCAATGTTAAGCCAGACATTGTTGCAGATTTTCGAGATATGCCATTTGATGACGAAACATTTAACCTTGTTGTATTTGATCCGCCACACCTTCTCTGGGCCGGCCAGAAATCATTCATGCGTGCGCAATATGGTCAACTAGACTTGTTGACTTGGAGATTAGACTTGCAGCAAGGTTTTGAAGAGTGTTTTAGGGTTTTGAAAACAGGTGGAACACTTATTTTTAAATGGTCTGATGCTCAAGTAAATGTTAAGGAAATTTTGGAATTAGTTCCGCATCAACCACTTTTCGGACAGCAACGTGGGACGACTCACTGGATGGCTTTTATGAAATTTTAGGAGGTATTGATGTTAAATCTTTACTTCGTCTACAACGGGCACTGCAAGTTATTTCTTGGAAGTTTTAACAATATGGATGAACTTATCGAACGGATGAAAGACCATCAATGGGCTTTCTCAGGTATTACCAGACCAAAATTCAGAAAATATATCGGAAAAGACGATGTACGTTTTGATTATGGGGCGATAGATTGTTATTACTTAGCAGTAAAATCAACGTGCCGCGAACCACGTTAAAAGCGAGCTAGAATATGCGTCAGACTTGGACGAATGACGTATAAAGAATTTGCTAGCTCTTGTGTCTTTGAGCCATGAGGTGCAAGAGCTGGATTTTTATAATCAGGTTAAAACATGAAATACAACAAAACAAGCCATGATTAAAGCTTTGAAACATTCAATCGAAGTGGCAGAAGAAAAGATTGAAGAACTGAAGAAACCAAGTCAGAAATCAGCGGCACACATGAGAGCTGCTGAAAGAGATTTTTGGAGAAAGAGGATAAAAGTGTATAAGAAAAAGTTGAAGGAGTTGGAAGATGAATAAACAGGAAGTATTGAAAAGGATTGAGGTACAGAAAGAAACCATCATAAAACTTACTGGATGGGCAGTTTATTTTTATATAGAGGAGCTTATTAAAAGTATAGACGAACCACAGAAAGTCGTAGTGCCACAATTTGTGGCGGATTTTATCTCAGAACAGAAAAAAAAGGGGCATACACCGTCCTACTCAATAGATGCATGCATGTCTGACAGAGTTGCAGAATGGTATTGGGGCAACTTCGAACTCTTCGCTCGTGCATGGCTTGACGGCTACGAGATCGAGAAAGAGAAGCGGTATTTTGTGAAGATGAAAGGTGTTTGTGGAAATCACGAAACTTTGAACTGCGAAAAACATTCAAATGAATGGCTTTTTTCAAGTTCAGAAGAAAACCGTGTTTACAAAACAAAATTCACCCGCAAACAATTAGAAGAAGCCGGCTTTGGCTGGGTGTTTGATTGTCCAGGTGTGGAAGTTGAGGAGGTGGAGTGAATGGCAAAAATCAGATTACAAAATCCGTACATAGATGAAATAATTACGGTAAAAGAGAGTTGTGAGTATAT